GCTTCCTAGACATACTCCCATGGTAGCGATCTCCATAGATAGTTGGCCATCCTTTCTGATGTCCTTGATTAGCATCACGCCAATTCGGGGTTTCTATTCGCGCCTGGTTTGCAGCACGCGGCATTATTTTTCTTGGTTTGCCTCCAAGGGGTGTTTTCACAAGGACTCCCTCCTTGTAGTTTTTAATCGTGAGAACTCCTATGATTAGGTAAACTCATTTCCGGTAAGTATTTTGGAGTGACCTCAGTAGCATCGAAGTTTCTCGCCATCTCAATTCATCTAATGAATTGGATTAATCTCCCCACTGGTTATTTAGTAAAGTATCCAATAACTTACATGGGTAATTTCTCTCTGAGAAATTCTTTACAGCTTCAGCAGATAAGCTAATCGATATCACACAAATCCTCTCTTCAGGTTCTTCCAGAATTGCCATTATCGGCAAGACTTCCTTACAATCTCTATTTTGTTCCTATTTCTAACTATTATTCCTTACGGAAACAAGATTTACAGAATATTGGAACATTCATAAATATTAATTGCGTCGGTTTGTGCTATCTCTTAGCTTAAATGCTCGGCGGTTTATCGCCAAAAATTGTCTAGGTAATTTTCGACTTAGCCGTTCCCTCCACCCGGTGGTGAAAGGTACATTTCTATTATCTGAGCAGCAGTGGTTGGAGGTTCAATTCGTATTTTCTCTCCTTTCTCAAGTTTTGAAGTTGCTATTTCCACGAGCTTGAGACGCTCGTCTTCTAGGTATTGATACTGCGGATACAACTGTTCAACACCGTGTAATCTAGCCAAAGTAGCTAGCGTAGGTACACTTCTGAACGAAGCGTTCAGATTAGGGTCAGACTCAAGCATCGCCTGATATCTCTTAGTGAGCCATAAACAATATAGCAAACATTCATAAACTAGATGGGGATAGTAGGGATAACTATTTCCTAAAGCACCTCCAGCGGATTCTAAGGTGGAAAGATGTGTGGAACCATCTTTAGCTTCCTCTATAGCAGCAGGACCACCTTTCTTCACTTCCATTGATCCTATTATTCTGTTGTGAGCTAGTGATGCAAAGCATCGATAGAACTGTTTGTCCCTCCTAACAGTACTAGCTTCCCATTCCTTTAAATATTTATAGGACATAGTGTTAGGATCCAGATCTTCGGATTTCAAAGGAAGAAGGTTAGTAGCATCCTCCCTTCTTATATTGTAATGACTTAGGAAAGTGAAATTCTCGGCATATCCTTCATGCTCCACAGTAAAAGTAACACCATGGTCAGCAGCATATTTAAACATCTCCGTGGTGAAGTTGTTTCCATTGTATTTAATTAAGCAATTATCACCATAAATCTTCATTGAGATGCGTTCCAACATCTGCTCTACTGTCATTAGCCCATACTGCCTACAATAACAGTAGTACACCATTAATCCAAATAGCGTGGTATTGACTTGGGTAGTCACAGAATTTCCGGACGTATTTCCTTTAGATTTCTTAAGAACGTTTCCTTCAGGTCCAGACATTGCACAATCAACAATGCCCCAATAAGCATTTTTGAATCTTCTCTCATTATCGAAAGAGATCCCACCTCGTCTTAAAGCATTTAGTCTTATCTTATAATCTGTCTCAAACATGAGTCGTGAAACACTTCCATCCCACTTAGATCCATCAAGTTCTTTGAAGTACTCGTAGCCCTCTTTATTCATAGCATCCAGTATAACTTCCCATTCAGATAAAGCTTCGCCTTCTTCGTTATACTTATGAACTCCAAAAGCACTTATGGTGCTGAATCTTAAGTCCTGTAACTTAT